TTTCGGGATAAAAACAAAGAAAAAATCCTGAAATCATACGATTTCAGGATTTTTCCATCAGATACCGAATGTCCGATTTTGGTGGAGATAAGCGGGATCGAACCGCTGACCTCTTGAATGCCATTCGCTAGGAAAATGGCTTAAACACTGGGTTTTTAGGCTGTCCAGCAGTAGTCCAGCAGTAGTAGGAAACCATAAATTTTTGTGTGACCTATTGAGAAATCATTCAAGAGGTCACAGGTTGTCGGTAATCTGTTTGAGGGACTTCAGGTCCGTATGGGTGTAGTGGGCGGTCATTTCAAACTTGGAATGACCGATCAGTTTCTGCTTGTCGGTAGCAGGAGCGTCAACATTCTTCATAAGCGTTGCGAATGTGTGACGGCAGCAATGGGGAGTATACAGGTGAGATCCGTCAGCTTTCAAGGTATCTAGTCCCAGAGCATCAAGGGCTGGGTAATAGATTTCGTTTCTGAACTTCTTTTCCGATTGTGCTTCTGTGAAGAATAGATTCTCACCATGCCCAAAGCTGTCAAAAAACTGAGCTATCTTTGGGGAGATGGTAATGATGCGGTCCTTACCGGCCTCGGTTTTGGAACCGGTAACAAAGTATCCCTCTTCACGATTGTAGTTTGCCGTTTTGGCACTTAGCATCTCATTTAATCGCATACCAGTGTAGCAAAGGACAAGGACATATTTGATGTTGGGGACTTCCTCGATCTTCTTCCACATGAGGTCGAGCTGCTCCTTGGAGAAGGCTACTTTTTCGGTTTTTTCTTCCTTCTTGATATAGAGGTACTCAGCATAGTTTCTGTCCACGATGTCCAGTTGCATGGCATAGCGCCAGAGGGATGTACCGAGGGCCTTCATATTCTCCTTGGTGCGCTTTCCGTGTGGGCATTTGTCAATGCACTTCTGCATATGCTCAGTGCGGATCTTGGCGATCTCCACATAGTAAAGCGGTTCAAAATACTTGTAAGCGGACTTGTAGCAGTTAATCGTGGATTGGGTGACCTTTTCTTCGTGGCGATCCATCCACTGCTTATACAGATCCTTAAACTTCACATTCATATCCTGCTGTGGCAGCTCCTGCCGCATACTTGGAATATATGCTAGGGCTTCGTTCTTTGTGGCGAAGCCTCTTTTTCTTCTCGATCTGCGGACCATTTTGCCGTCTTCCTCGTCCCATCCAATGGTGCATTCCGCGACCCATGTGCCGTTCTTATCCTTGAAGACTGTGCCTTGACCGTTTCCTCTTCTTCTGGAAGACTTTTCACGGATCTGCTTGGCACCACAATGGTTGCAGAATTTCGACTCATCAGGTATTTCCAGTTTGCATTTCTTGCAGAGCATAGCTCAACTCCTTTCATTGATATGTAGATTAACTCGTTTGCTCTAAGTATGCGGTCAAGTCTTTAATTGGTTTGCTTAATTCTTTGATCTTAAAATTCCGCTTGATTCGCTTCAGTGCTTTTAAGAGCATATCGACCTCTTCTTTTTCCGGTGTGATGCCGTCCCTGACCTTGAGGAAGATCTCATCCAGAGCCTCCATTAAAAATTCCGCAGGATGCCCCATCTTCATAGCGCTGGCAAGTTTGTCGTATGTAAAAGAGACCTCGCCGTATTCAAGGCCTTCGGCTATTTCGAGAAGCTCGGTGAAAATATCTTTTAGGCTCATGATGGTCAAATCCTTTCAAATTCATGGTCTGAGCGCGAAGAGGACAAATAACAAGGCAGAGCAAATTACAGAATAAACGACAGTACAAAAAGAATCCCTGACAGGAATTGATATGATAGCAGCAGCGTCTTTTCCGTTCGGGCGCATGGCGGTTTCAATTACATCTTGTTTTCTGCGTCTATATCTAGTAATTGGCATTCCAGCATAAAGGACATTCAAAAACAAAACAATGTGTAATATCAAATCAATTGAGACCCAAAATATGATAACAGCAGATATCAAAAAAGCAATTGTATGGCGAAGAATGGAGAACTTTAAATCCAAATATCCGGGAAAGCCGGGGATCGGATGAAAAACACGAAAAGAATCAAACATCCCTTGATATATTGCGTCAATTCGTGCCCACTTAGCGCTAAGTATGCGCCAAAAAATAGCAGTTCCTAAGATGCCCCAAGTAAGAGCAATAATCCAATACATAAATTATCCTTTCTAAAAGTACGGTTTATTGTACAGAAAATGCATTAATCTTTTAGGCGAACAAAAGTTCTGATATCGTGAACACGAAAGGGGTATGTAGTATGAGTAATAATGAGATGACATTGATTAGGTTGATTCGTGAACACGATGAGCCGGAAAAGGCTTTGGTGATCGCCGTTGCGGTGATTACTTCATTTCTAAGGCAGCACGGATCATCTGAAGAACCATCTGCTGCTTGTCCTCCGGCACTTGACGGAACAGAGTAATCAGCATTTGCTCTCCCTCGGTGAGCTTCGGCTCGCTGGGGGATTCTTTTTCTTCCCATCCCATCAGGTATTCTTGAGATACATTAAATGCCTTGGCTAACTTCTCAATGACATCAAGTGGTATTTTAGTTGTTATCCCAGAGGCATACCTTTGTAGTGATGATTTCTTAATTCCTGTTAGCTTCTCCAGTTCTTGGTATGACAAATCGGAGCCGTTAACTAATGCCTTTATTCTCTCGGAACGGACTGACACAATATCACCTCCTTATTTATATAATAACCATTTATCCCGAAATTGCAATAGAAAATCAAAATATTTTTCAACTTTATCCCAAAAATGGGTTGACAATGTGAGCGAGGTGTGGTATGCTTTAGTCATCCCACTTATGGGATGACTAAAGAAAGGAGGAAGCCGATATGGTAGACATTCTAAAACTTCGATCCAAAATGGCACTGAAGGGATTCAATCAGAAGAGACTGGTTAATGAAATTAACGCCCGCGGCCTGAAAATCAGTGAAAATACCCTTAGTTCCAAAATGACCGGCGCATCTACTTTTGATTGTGATCTTGTGGATGTGATCTGTGACATTCTGGAGGTAGAAGAGCCCGCCGAAAAGGCAGAAATTTTTTTAGCTTAACTATCCCAAAAATGGGACAAGGAGGACAATATGGAAAAGTTATTCGAGCAGCATTTAAGGGATGCCTCTATTCACGAGAAGGCATACCTAAAGAAAGAACCGACAGGAGCAACTGCCAATACCCTACTACAGATGATGGCAGATCGCAACCTGTCGGTGGCAGAAATCAAGGGATGCCTGGACTTCGCTAAGCATCTTGCTGATTTCCGAGGAAAGATTCCAACTCAGAAGTGACAAACCTCAGAGTGGGCATTGGATATTCGCCATACTTCTCTGGCAGAGAGTTGACGCTTCTCAATGCAGCAAGAACCTTGGTGGAATCCTCATCTGGCAATGAGTTTCTACAATTAGGGCAATAAATGTGGTCAGCGGTAGTCGTTCCATCAAACTCAGACACGCAGCCACAGGCACACCGATATTTAACCTTTAGGTACATGCAAATTCCTCCTTTCCAAGTTTTGTGTCTGGCAACACAAGAGAATTATAGGAGGAAAATTCCAAAAATTCAACAAGGAGATTGATATGGCAAGAGAATTTATGAGTGATGAAATGGTCGAGGATGAGATCCTCCGGCTGCAGAATTCACCTCTGGTGAAGCTGGCAAGGCGTGAGGAGGCAATCCGTAACCGCAGAAGGCAGTATATGTACCAGCTCAGGATGTATGAGAAGAAAGGCAAGCAGCTTGAGGCTCAGGGGATCACAATGGCAGAGCTGGAGGAAATGGCTGGTGGTCTTTATGAAGACGAGTGAAGAACTGGACCGCATTGAGGCATTACCGAAGGAAATGCTTGTCCCTACGGACATCTGCAAGTACCTTGGGTGCGCCGCATATGCAATCAATGTCGCAACCAGAGAAGGAAAAAACCCATTCCCGTTTCCCGTGATCAGAATGGGAACAAGAGTAAGAATACCGAAAATGCCCTTTTTGAAGGCTATGAGGGGCGAATAAAGGAAGGAAATAAATATGAGTGATTACGAAAAGATTAATTATTCGGTTAAGAAAAACATCCAGGATATGCGGATTTTGGCAATTAGAAAAATCATCGTTGTTCTTGCTAAGGTTCTGCTGGCTATGGGCGCAATCATTGGTCTGAAGGCTATCGGCTTTATCAGTACAGCGTTTATGGCAATTCTTTTGGCCATTGCTGTTGTTTACGGCACATTTAAGGTCGGCTATATCAGCCGAGACATTATGTTTTAAGGAGGTATTTTAGATGCTTAATAAATATTTCGTATTCCGCAAACTGATCGACTTCGTAGCTGATTACTGCGAGGTTACCGATGCAGACATGAACAACTATTCCGGGGACATTGAGATCACCGGCACTGACGATGATGGTTCTACCATCAAAATTAGAGTAACGCTGATGGAGGGCGAAAAGGATGGCAATTAAGAGTTATGCAGAAATGCGGAAGATCGATGTGCTTCCCCACTGCGATCAGAGAGATGCAAAGGACGATAAGGGCCGCAGTATCCAAGTTCCGTATCTGAACTGGGCAAAGTGCAAGGAGCTGCTCCACGAGAACGGCGCAGAGAAGGTCTACTTTGAGCCTTGCGTGAATGCAAACGGTTCCTCGCTGTTCATGAGCGACCAGGTCTTCACTGACAGCAAGGGCAACACAAACCGCTGTTATGAGGTTCGTGTGAAGATCGTCATCGATGACCTGGAGTTCGAAGCACAGTATCCGCTGATGAACGGCAGCAACCCGGTCAAGGACAACTCCCTGACTCAGCAGAGACTGTGGAACGCCCAGACAAGAGCTTTTGTGAAGGGTGTGGCAATGCGTACCGGCTTGGGTTTCGGTCTGTGGGTGACTGGTGACGAGGCTGAGGATAAGACTCCTGTGGAGGATCTGAGCAGTCACAATCTGTTCGCCATCAAGGAACGGTTACAGGTCGCATATACCAATGCCATCAAGAAGGGTATGTCCACAGGGGACATCGCCAAGGCAGTCAACAAGACCGAGGACGAAGTAAGACTCCTATTTACCTACTTCGATCAACTCCACCGTTTTGAGCAGGAGCTGAATGCCCTATGATCGCTGACCACGACAGAAGCTACTACTTCGGCGCTTCAGATACTGACAAGGTCATAGGCAACTGGAAGACCAAGACTTGGGAGAAATGGTGGATGCAGAAAATGGGCATCAACAATGACCATTTCGACAATGAGTTCACCAAAGCCGGTACCAACTGGGAGCATAGGATCTTAGACAGCCTACACCTTCCCAACCTTGAGAAGGACAAGCAGATCATAATCGAGGATCTTCGTCTGAGAGTCAACCTTGACGGTAACACCCCCTTCCGCATCAAAGAGGTGAAGACCTACCAATGGGAGAAGGGTTGGAAGAAGACTCCTCCTGAGTACATCAATCAGGTGCAGGTGCAGATGTTTGCATCCAATATCTATGAGGCTGACATTGTAGCCTACGGCCTTGAGCCTGAAGACTACAAGAACTACCTCAGGGAGTTAGACCCCAGACGGCTTAAGGAAATCCCTGTGGCGTATGACCCTAACTGGATCGAGACCGTTTATCTGCCGAAACTGAGGATCTTGGCAGACTGCTTAAAGAGAGGAGTGTCCCCAATGTCTAATGCACAAAAAGAACTTGCAAGGGTGATTGAGCGTTATTTCGGTGCAGATGCTGCCTATCTCGACATAGATTGCTTCACCTTGGCAAAACGGATAATTGAGGCAGGGTGGACAAAGAAGGATGGTGACAGCAATGGCTGAAACAATTTCCTTCCGTGAGGTAAAACTGGAAGGTGGCTGGCTGATGGTAAAGCCTGAGCGAGAGGATTTGGGCAAGGCAATGTCTATCGTGAGAAACCACAAGGACAGGCTGTATGACCTTGAGGTCAAGGAGCATAAGAAAAAGCGTAGTCTGGATGCCAATGCCTATGCCTGGGTGCTTATCAACAAACTGGCTGAAGCCATGCGGATCGCTCCCATAGATGTCTACCGGCAGGCGATTCAAAATGTGGGTGGCAACTACGAGGTCATCCCCATCAAGGAAGAGGCAGCAGGCCACTTCAAGCAGGTATGGGAAGCACAAGGACTTGGTTGGCCCTGTATTGATATGGGCAAGTCAAAACTCCAAGGATTCCGCAACCTGAGAGCCTATTACGGTTCCAGCACCTTCTCGGTATCCCAGATGCAGGTCTTTATCGACAATCTGGTGCAGGACTGTAGGGCCTTGAACATTGAGACCTTAACCCCTGACAAACTGGCTCTGCTGATGGAGGAGTGGCGATGAGCGATAGAAAGTGCTGGCTCTGCGGAGCAAATGGTTTTTCTGATCCACTCGACAGACACCACATCTTCGGTGGACCAAACAGAAAAAAGTCAGATAGGTTGGGACTCGTTGTGGATCTCTGTCACTTCAACTGCCATATTTTTGGCGAGAATGCAGCTCATCGCAACAAGGACACTATGCTTTTGTTGCATCAATACGGACAAAGGAGGGCTATGGAGGAAAATGGCTGGGATACTAAAAGATTCATATCGGAGTTTGGCAGAAACTACCTATGAAGAGCAATGGAAAGACATTGCTGGATACGGTGGAATCTATCAAGTAAGCACTGCCGGTAGGGTAAGAAGCAAACCAAGAAAGGTTCACAACTACACAAAGCCTGGGCGGAATATGCGACAGCATAGGAAGGAAAACGGCTATCTGTACCTCGGCCTTGTTAAGCCGGACGGAACGATATCCAAACACGAATATGTACACAGGCTTGTTGCAGAAGCCTTTATACCGAACCCCAATGGCCTAAAGCAAGTGAACCACAAGAATTTTGATAAGGAAGACAACCGTGTCGAGAATTTGGAGTGGGTAACACCTCAGGAAAACACCTTACATTTCCGCAAAAGTAAACTGGCTACAAAGTATGACGACAAAAAGCGAAGGACATTAACCAATAAGTCCATCCAGTACATTTTGGATCATAAGCAAGCTGTTTGCGATTTATACGCAACTGGAAAATCTGTCGAAGAGGTTGCCAAGGTTATTGGCTTGGGCAGAGACAGAGTGCGTGACATTTTACTTATTTATGAATTTATTTGATAACTACAAGGAGGATGAACTATGAATTCCGTTACTATGATTGGTCGGCTCTGCTCCGATCCTGAACTGAGAAGAACCCAAAATGGCACCGCTTGTTGTTCCTTTACCCTGGCAGTCAAGAGACCCAAGGTTAAGGATGTCACCGACTTCCATAACTTCGTTGTATGGCAGCAGGGTGCTGAATACCTGAGCCAGTACGGCCACAAGGGTGACCTTGTTGGTGTGACAGGCTACCTGACCACCAGAGAGTGGACAGACAAGGAAGGCAACAAGCGCAAGGCTACCGAGGTTACCTGCGAAAATGTCGAACTGATCTCCAGTAAGAAGAGCGAGAATACCACTCAGCAGGTGACTCGTCCTGCACAGCAAATTTTCCAGCCTGTCGATATCCCTGATGCAGAGCTTCCGTTCTGATGGGGGGAGTTGAGAATGAATATTTTAATAGCCTGCGAGGAGAGCCAAGTAGTGTGTAAGGCTTTTCGAGAGAAAGGACACAACGCATTCAGTTGTGATATACAAGAGTGTTCCGGCGGTCATCCTGAGTGGCACATTATGCAGGATGTTCTGCCAGTACTTAACGGCAACTGTGAATTTCAAACTATGGATGGCAAGACCCACAAGGTAAGTGGCAAGTGGGATTTGATTATAGGACACCCACCTTGTACATATATGAGCAAAGCAGGGGCAAGGTGGATGTTCCCCAAAGCAGGAGAGGTGTGCCAAGAAAGACTTGAACTAGCAATGAAGGCAAAGGAGTTTTTCTTTGCAATCCTTGATGCTGATTGCGATAGGATTTGCGTGGAAAATCCAAGACCATTGAAAATTGTCGGTCTGCCGATCCCAACACAAGTTATTCAGCCTTATCAGTTTGGACACCCATACAGCAAGGCAACCTGTCTTTGGTTGAAAAACCTAAAGCCGTTACAACCGACCAATATTTTGAAAGAGTACAAGCCATTTTTGCCGTCAAACACAGGTGCATTTTCAAGGGGTGGTGGTGGTAGTCGTGGCGTTGCACACGATGCAAAAACCGCCAGTAGAACTTTTGATGGCGTTGGGGTTGCTATGGCAGAACAATGGGGTGGTGATTAAATGAAACATTTAGGAGACATCACTTTAATCAAAGGAAATGAAGCTCCCATAGTAGACTGCATCATTGGCGGATCTCCTTGTCAGGACTTATCCGTGGCAGGTAAGAGAGCAGGCCTTGCAGGCGAACGGTCTGGACTTTATATGGAGCAAATCAGAATTATTAAGGAGATGAGACACAAAGATGAATTACGAGGCAGAACAGGTGAGTCTATTCGACCAAGATATATGGTTTGGGAAAATGTCCCCGGAGCCTTCAGTTCAAACAAAGGAAAAGACTTCGCAGCCGTCATCGAAGAAGCAATCAAAGTTGTCGAGCAAGAAGCTCCCGATGTGCCTGTGCCTGAAAAAGGATGGCCTACAAGCGGATGCATTATGGGAGACAACTGGAGTGTTGCTTGGAGAGTTCTCGATGCACAGTTTTGGGGAGTCCCCCAAAGACGGCGTAGAATCGCACTTGTCGCAGATTTTGGAGGACACTCCGCACCAGAGATACTGTTTATCCGCAAAGGCGTGTCAAGGGATCTTGACGAGAGCGAGCAGACGAGGAAAACAACTGCCGGAGATGCTTCGGATTGCACTGGAGCAGATGATAGAGAGGGAAACTGCGTAGCATTTCATCTGCTGCAAGACCCCGTGCCAAACACAATCTCACCCTGTATGGGACAGGGGAATAGTGATGGCGGCCAAGCAAGTATCGGTGTGTGTTACGGCATAAGTTCCTACGAAAGCAACGCGTTTAAGTCAAGCAACCCCCATAGCGCTATCTATGTAGCCGACACGAGCCGGTGCCTTGATCTTAACGGTGGCAACCCTGCTTGCAACCAAGGCGGGATCGCTGTTGTAGAGCCTGTTGGGTTAGACATATATAACCTCGCCGTCACAGGGGATATTGCGGCATCTTTAACAACGGCGACAGGACAAGGCGCGTCGAATACCGGCCCGAGTGTATGTCAGGTGATTGCGGTAGACCAAGGCGGTGGCAAGAGTGGAGCGAACCACTATGAAGATATTTCACCTACCCTGACCTGCACACATGGCGGTGAGCCTGCTGTTGCCTATTGGAGACATTGCGATGTAACCAACACACTGAACACATTCGACTTGGGTGAGGTTCGTGCTAATGAGTTGGTGGTAGAACCTGCATATTGTATCGGAAACGGTCAGGTAGACCAACTCAAACTGAGTGAAAAGGTTGGCGCCTTGAACTGTATGCATGACCAACAGGCTATTTTACACTCTGTAGAAGAACCAATCGTCATCGACAGAGCCTTCTTCAACCAAGGACAGAACGCACAGTATGAGCCGCAATACTACGAGGATGGCACCGTGCCTACCTTGGTTGCAAAAGGACCTTCTGCTGTTGCACACGGTGTAAACAATGTGCGTGTCCGCTACATCGTCCGCAGGCTGACTCCGTTGGAATGTGAGAGGCTGCAGGGATTCCCTGATGGCTGGACGGATATTGGCGAATGGGTGGACTCCAAGGGTAAGAAGCACAAGGAGGCTGACTCTCCTCGCTACAAGGCTCTGGGCAACTCCATTGCCATCCCGCCTTGGAAGTGGGTGTTGAAGAGGTTGTGCGCCTGCTATGAACGAGATGCTACGATGGCAAGCCTATTCGATGGCATCGGAGGTTTCCCTTACATTTGGGAGCAACTCAATGGCAAAGGCAGCTGCCTGTGGGCAAGTGAGATCGAGGAGTTCCCTATGGCTGTTACGAAACTGAGGTTTGGAGGAAAAGACAATGCAAGGTTTTAGAGATATTGTGAAAATCAAGCTGGATAAGGGGGCAATCGCCCCCACCAGGGCGCACCCATTTGATGCAGGACTGGATCTGTATGCGATGGAGGATGGGTACATCCGTTGCAACCAAAGCCGTACCTTTGACACAGGTGTCCATATCGAGATCCCGGAAGGGTGTGTGGGACTGGTCAAGAGCAAGAGTGGTCTGATGTGTAATCACGGCATCATCACGGACGGTACCATCGATGCCCACTACACAGGCCCCATTAAGGTGTGCCTGTTCAACCACGGTGGTAGTAAGTACGAGGTCAAAGCAGGAGACAAGATCGCTCAGCTTGTGATTGTACCCTGCCTGCTGCCGAGACTGGAACTGGTGGATAGTCTGGAAGAGACGGACCGTGGTGACGGTGGCTTTGGGAGTACCGGCAGATGAATACAGAAGCAATGTTTAGCCACAAGAAGAACAACTGGGCAACTCCACAGTACTTCTTCGACCTGCTGGATAATGAGTTCCACTTCACCCTAGATCCCTGCGCGGATGAGTCCAACCACAAATGTGGCAAGTATTACACAGAGGAGCAGGACGGACTTAAGCAGGACTGGTCCGGCGAGTCCGTGTTCTGCAATCCTCCCTACGGCAGAGTCATTGGGAAATGGGTAAAGAAATGTTTTGAAGAGGTATATTGTGGATCATGCAAATGTGCTGTTCTACTACTTCCTGCAAGAACGGAAACGATGTGGTTCCACGATTACATATACCACAAGGCAGAGATCCGTTTCATAAAGGGCAGAATCAAATTTGGTGGGGCAACGGTCAACGCGCCTTTTCCCAATATGGTTGTGGTCTTTCGGGGGTGTGATAGATGAAACACGGAAAGAAGCCTACAAGAGAACAGCGAAAGCTGATGGAGAAGTGGAAGGTAAATACTTATGACTGGCTGGTGGAGCGTGAGACCTCCACCGAGCTGATCCTGGTACACCGCCACTTTGATAGCAAGACCAAGATTATACCGAAGGGAGTGAGAGAGGATGGCCGAGCGTAGAATGTTCGCCAAGACGATTGTGCTATCAGATGCCTTCTTGGATATGCCGCTGAGCGCAAGGTGCTTGTACTTCACCCTTGGGATGCTGGCAGACGATGATGGCTTTGTTAACAGCCCAAAGAGCATTATGAGACAGGCAGGCGCAAGTACAGACGATTTGAACCTGCTGATGGCGAAGAGATTCATCCTTGCTTTTGACAGTGGTGTCATCGTCATAAAGCATTGGAGAATCCACAACTACATCCAGAAGGATCGATACAAAGAGAGCAAATATATGGAAGAAAAGGCGACTCTTATGATCGACCAGAACGGTGCGTATACAGAATGTATACAACCTGTATCCACTTTGGATACTCAGGTTAGGTTAGGTAAGGATAGAGTTAGGTTAGAGTTAGGAGAGGATAGTATAGAAGAGGCTGAACCTCCCAAGACTGTCCGCCACAAGTATGGCCTATACGAAAATGTTCTTCTTACTGATGAGGAGTTCCAGAAGCTCCAAGAGGAGTTCCCTCACGATTGCTTTGAGCGTATTGAGAGACTCTCTGAGTACATAGCTTCCACAGGTAAGAAGTACAAGAGCCATCTGGCTACTATCAGAGCTTGGGCAAGGAAGGACACGGTCAAGAATATGGACGGAAGAAAAGGCGGCAATGTGTTCCTTGAGATTGCTCAGGAGGAGGGCATCGTATGACCAGAGAAGATACCATCAAGATCCTGTCGGTACTTCGTGGTGCATACCCTGCCTTCTACCGGGATATCACAAAGCAGGAAGCTGAGTCTACCATCGCTCTATGGGAGTCTATGTTCGATGAAGAACCCTATGAGCTGGTAGGCGCTGCGGTGAAGGCTTTTATCTCAGGAGATGGCAAGGGCTTCCCTCCTGCTATTGGGCAGATAAAGGAACGGATACGGCAGATCACACAGCCGGAGGCTATGACAGAGCAGGAAGCCTGGTCGTATGTCACCAAGGCGCTCAGAAATTCCACCTACGGAAGTGAGGAAGAGTTTTTGAAGTTACCGCCGGAGATACAGGCTGTGGTACACGATCCCGGTCAACTCAGGCAATGGGCTATGAGTTCTGCGGAGGATTTGGAGACGGTAATCGCATCCAACTTTATGAGATCCTTCAGGGCAAAGCAGAAGGCAAACAAAGAATATTTGGCTCTTCCCACATCGGTGAAGCAACTGATGATAACGGCAGGATATAGGAACGGCCCCACAGAGGTGGGACTGGTTAGGTTATTTGGAGGTGAAAGTGATGCAAAGAGACTTGGAACACCCGGAGATTACGAGATGCCTTAGAACAGGGTATCCTTCTTGGATGAATCCTGAAGAGGATGACTACGATCAGGATGCCTACGAAATATACTGTGACCGATGCTATGAGGAGCAGAGGGACAGAGAGCTTTTTGGCGAATAGGAGGCGGTATTATGGCCAATAAGAACGAAGACCATCTTGTTCAATGCCCATATTACAAGACCAATACCAGTCAGGTAATTTACTGTGAAGGGCTGGAGGAAGGGATGGCGATCCACATGGCATTTGCCACCCATTCCCAACTTATTGACTACAAAGGTAGATTCTGCCGGAGGACCTGCTGGGGTCGCTGCCCTTTAGCAAAGATGCTCAATCAGAAGTGGGGTTATGAGGATGAATAAGTATGGCGCTAAGAAAATAAAAGACCCTGCTACAGGCTATGTCTTCGACAGCAAGAAGGAATATAACCGATGGCGTGAGCTGCGGATCTTGGAGAGAGCCGGTAAGATCATAGGACTAAAGCGGCAGGTTAAGTATGAACTGATCCCAAAGCAGGATGGAGAGAGAGCCTGCAATTATGTGGCAGACTTTGTCTACATAGATGCTGACGGAAATACCGTGGTGGAGGACACCAAGGGAGTTAAAACCGATGCCTACAAGATAAAGCGCAAACTAATGCTTCACAGGTACGGCATCAGAATCGAAGAAACTTAGGAGGATTATGTTATGGCTATGAAACTGGAATATGTAAAGGTCACAGGTTATACGAAAGACACAACTTGCCCCCACAATGAAGCTTGCCGGTGTACGAAGAGAGAGTGCTTCAAGTGCGGCTGGAATCCCACTGTGGCAAAGATGCGTTTGGATAAGTTCCGTGGCAAGAAGACGGAGGGCTAATTATGGCAATCAAGTGCTGTCATAATTGCGTGGCTCCCAAAAGGCATACCGCCTGCTGGGGCCACTGCCCGGAGTATCTTGCCGAGAAGGAGCAGGAAGAACAGATGAAAGCCGCCGACAGCCTGAAGCGGAAAGTGAGCGGTGATATCTATCAGCAGCGAGCGGACCGTATAGCCAAGGCCAAGAGGCATCATGGGAGGAAATGACTATGGTAAAAACAATTATTCTTTTCGTAATTGCAATATTTCTGTTTGGGTATGCAGCCGGATTCTATTCTAAGAGAAAAAAAGGGGAGGAAAAAGAAGAATGGATAATCACTGTGTAATGTGCGGAGCATACCTAGCCGACACAGGCAGAATGGTGTGCGAAAAGTGTGAGAAGCCGAAAACAGAGTTGAAACCGTGTCCAAAATGTGGGAAAGTGCCTAAAATTGGGTATGCCTGTGGTGAGTATTTTATTATGTCGGAAGATGATGAATGCCCCATTTGCGGACTTGATTTTGGCGAAATGCACAGTAACGAGGAAATGGAAATTGAGGCTTGGAACAGGAGGGCAGAAGATGGCAAATAAAAGGTTGGTTGGGTTGTTGCCTTGCCCGCATTGTGGGAGCAAAACGATTTGGATTATAACAAACAGCTACTTTTTGAGGCGAAGTGTATATGTTGAGTGCAGCAAATGCGGATACAAAACGAAGAAGTTTTGGAGAAGAAAAAAAGCAATCAAAGATTTCAATGTGGGGCAGGTAAAGAAAACGGAAAAATGCAATTGGTGCAAACAGGGTGAAGAACTTTGCGGTACTTGCAGGATGTTTTTTGATTATCACTGTGACGGTGGAAGTGATAAATGTTCATCCGTGTTCGATACAGTTAAATGTCATTACTACAAGCCTATCGGATTCTGCCCCAACTGCGGTGCAAAGATGGACGGTGAAAGGAAATAGATATGAAAACAGTAAAATATGACTTTGGTATTGGTCGTGAAGTGATTGAGGGAAGTGTTGAGGTTGAAGATGATGCTACAAGACAAGAAATCGAAGCAGTTATTTTTGACGATGCGACTTCCTGCGGAGCATTGGGATTTAACTGGTATGTAGAGGGTGAATGATATGGAAAATGATACAAGAACAAAGTTGTGTTATTTGATTGAAAGCACACCTGATACTCCGGTTGAAGCAGCCATATTTATTGCCGACCACCTTATTGTAAACGATGTTATGCCTGTGGTGCGGTGTAAGGATTGCCAATGGTTTGATAAAACAGGCTATGATAACGCACACGAAGATGATTTGTCATTGCATATGGGATGGTGTACAAGTTGGAGAAGAGGAACGCAGGCTTGTGCTTTCTGTTCCTACGGAGAAAGGAAAAACGATGGAACTTGAATTTTTAACAGTATTGGTAGGTTTGTATAAAGGGCTGGCATTTATTGTCCTGTTCTGCGTTGGTTTGAGTGCTGTTTTCGCACCAATGGCTATATTTGGAGTCACAGAAAACCCTTTATGGTTGCTGTTATATCTAATCAGCCCTTTAGTTATAACTGTTTGTTACAAACTTCTTTGGTTGTTATGAAAGGAGAGAGGGAGAATGAAAAAATGGCTGACAAATAATTTCCTGCCTATGTGGGCAAAGGACACTGTCTTTGCAGAAAACAAAACATTGCAGAAAAGAAACCGACAGCTGGAGCAAGAAATCGCTGTACTAAAAGCCAAGATTTACGGAATGGAAACTGTTCTGAAAGCGAGGTGCGGACGATGCCGGACAGAGTAAAGAAAAAGGTGGTGGAGTTGCTTCGTGAGGTGCAGTATCTTGGTGGCCTGGAAGAAAAGATTGCCGACCACCTTATCGCCCACGGCGTAACGGTGCAGGAAGATTGCAAAGCCTGTGCAGAAGCAACACAAAGGAGCGGACATGTCACCCATTGGATGCCTCTGCCCCAACCGCCGAAAGGAGAATGATGATGGCTGAAAAGAAAATATGCCCAAATTGTTTAAGTGATATGGTGGCAGAAAGTATAGGATGGAAATGCAAAAATTGTCTTGCTTTATTGATATGCAAGGTGTTTTACACGAACACAAAGAAAAGCCATTTATGCCACCAATGACCAACGCAGACCGCATCCGGGCTATGAGTGATGAGGAGCTGGAACGGTTCATAAACCATTTTAACATCTGTGATATCCGCACAAATGAGGTATGCAAAATGTCATACTGTGCCTGCTGCGAGGTCTGTGTGATGGATTGGCTCAAACAGCCTGCGGAAGGAGAATGACAATAGTGGCTGGTGTATGTAGATGAGGATTAACTATGGAAAGACCGTGGATTGATGCACGAACCTACCGCCGGGAGATTGAGATGCAAAAGATAACTGCGAAGGACATTATCAAGGCAGTAGAGAAAATGAAGGAAATTCCTGTGCATAGCCACTACATCTTTTTGACTGATTGGGTAACACCCCATGTATCAGAAGAGGAGTGCATCAAATACTTCGCAGACAACTGTTCTGTTGTGGTGTATGACAGCAAGGGTTGCGCGTGGCACAAAGGGGAAAAGATATATATGGGTATGCGTATGGAACTGATTTAGGGGAGGCTTAGGCCTCCTCTTTTTTTATGCAATTTTTATGCCGTAGGGGGGGCTACCTATTGAAGATTTATCTTTGATACCATATTGCCATAACGATTGGAGGGAGGCTTATGGCTGACTGGAAGAAGATCAAAACAGAATACATAACCACGGATACCAGTTACCGTAAGCTGGCCCAGAAGCATGGCGTTCATTACAATGCCATAGCCAACAGGGCAAAGCAGGAAGGGTGGATATCACAACGCAATCAGTACTGTGATAAGACTATGACAAACACCCTCGATGCCATTAGCAACAAGCAGGTGGACAGAGCAACCAATTTAATTGCTGTGTCTGACTTGCTGCTTGAGAAGGTTAAAAGCCTCTTAGAGAGCGATGCAGAGGTCCTTGCAGATACACAGAGTATGAAGCACATCTCCGGCGTACTCAAGGACATCAAGGAAGTACAGATGATTCGCTCTGATGCTGATATGAGAGAGCAGGAGGCTCGTATTGCTAACCTGAGAAAGCAGGCTGAGAAGGATGAGAACCAGAGCAAGGATGTGACAATCACCATTGAGGGAGGCGATCCGAAATGGCAGTCATAAACATCCCTGAGCCTAATGAGAAGCAGAAGCTCTTCCTTGCGGATCAGCATCGCCATGTAGCCTATGGAGGCGCAAGAGGTGGCGGCAAGAGCTGGGCGGTAAGAGTAAAGGCTATCCTGCTGTGTATGAGATGGCCTGGCATTAAGATCCTGATAGTCCGTAAGACATACAAGGAACTTACAAACAACCACATTGTACCCCTGCAGCAGATGCTTCCACAGGAGGTAGCAAGGTACAACAAGACCGAGAAAGTATTTACCTTCTGCAATGGATCTACCATATGGTTTGGCTACTGCAACAACGATGCTGACTTAGACCAATACCAGGGTGCTGAATATGATGTCATCTTCTTCGATGAGGCTACACAGCTTCAGGAGCAATGGCTAAAGAAGATTAACCTTGCAGTCCGTCAGCCAAATGGACTACCTAAGAGGACCTATTACACCTGCAACCCCGGCGGTGCTTCCCATAACTACATCAAGAGGCTTTTCATTGAGCGCAGATATGAGGAGGCTGAGATCCCTGAGAACTACAGTTTTACACAGGCTCTGGTGACGGATAACAAGGTACTGATGGAGATGTCCCCCGAATATAAGGCTGAGCTTGAAGCATTGCCTCCTAAATTGAGAGAGGCTTGGCTGTATGGCTCTTGGGATATCTTTGAAGGCCAATTCTTTGAGGACTTTATGGATATGCCTGACCACTATGCTGACCGGCAATGGACGCATGTCATTGATCCCTTTGAGATCCCTGATGGGTGGAAGATATACCGATCCTTCGACTGGGGGTACAATAAACCATTTAGCTGTGGCTGGTGGGCTGTGGACTATGATGGCGTGGTCTATCGGATACTGGAGCTGTATGGCTGTAACAAGACACCCAATGAAGGTGTGAAGTGGACTCCTCCACAGGTGTTTGCTGAGATCCACCGCATTGAGACTGAGCATAGATGGCTCAAGGGCAAAAAGATTGTAGGTATCGCTGACCCTGCCATATGGGATGCAGAGACCGGCGAAAGTATAGCAGATGTGGCTGCAAAGCATCAGGTGTTCTTCACACCCGGTGACCACAAGAGAATCCCCGGCTGGATGCAGATGCATTACAGGTTCGCATTTGATGAGAACGGATTTCCTATGATGTATGTCTTCTCTAACTGCAAGGCATTCATCCGTACCATTCCTCTTTTGCAGTATGACGAGCATAAGCCAGAGGATCTGGACACGGATGGAGAAGACCATGTGGCTGATGAGGTTCGATACTTCTGTATGTCGAGGCCCATCAAGCCCAGAGTGGCTATTGCACCTGATAAGTACAACGAGACTCCTATGGCAATGTTCTTGGACATCCCCAAGGAGAACATCACAGCGGCCCAAAGAAGGCCGAGAATGGAGATAATCGATGGATAAGAAGAGACAGAAGATTCCTGAGGAGGAGACTCAGGCACAAATCCCTGTTGAGGAGCAGATGGCGCGTAGACAGTCTGCACCTCGTCCTACACCACAGAGTGAACATGCAAAGATGCAGATGGCACAGATGCAAGCCCCCCAGCAGGCTCCTATGGGTGCTATGGATGGCTTCAAGGCTCTGGCACAGGTGATTGGCAGAGAGCAGGTGCAGGCAGCACAGCAGACTCTCAACAAGTACAAGGAAGGCAAAGCCAACCTTGAGCGCAGGATCGTGGAGAATGAGCAGTGGTTCAAGCTCCGTCACTGGGAGTGTATGAGAAAGAGCGAGACAAACCCTGTTGAGCCTTCTTCCGGCTGGCTGTTCAACTCCATTGCCAACAAACACGCTGATGCGATGGACAACTTCCCATCCCCCAATGTCCTTCCCAGAGAGGAAAGTGACAAGGGCGAGGCTGAGATGCTTTCCTCCATCCTGCCTGTGATCCTTGAGCAGAATGAGTTTGAGGAGACATACGACAATGTGTGGGACTACAAGCTCAAGGCAGGCACCGGCATCTATGGTGTGTTCTGGGATAAGGAGAAGATGAACGGCCTCGGTGACATCACTGTCCGCAAGGTGGATATCATCAACCTGTTCTGGGAGAGTGGCATCACCGACATTCAGAGATCTCGCAACCTGTTCCATGTAGAACTGATGGACAATGACCTTCTGTTGGGCGCATATCCCCAACTGGAAGGTAAGTTGAGCAATTCCACGATGGATATCAGCAAGTACATCTACGATGATACTGTGGACACCAACAACAAGTCTGCGGTGGTGGACTGGTACTACAAGAAGAGACAGAACGGCAAAGTGGTCCTGCACTACTGCAAGTATGTGAACGATGAGGTCCTGTTCGCTACGGAGAATGACCCTGCTTTCGCTGAGCGTGGCTGGTATGACCACGGCCTGTATCCCTTTGTGTTTGATCCCCTGTTCTCGGTAGAAGGCACTCCCTGTGGCTTTGGCTACATCGATGTAGGTAAGAGCGCACAGGAGTACATCGACAGAGGCAATCAGGCCGTTATGCAGAATATGCTGGCCAATGTAAAGCCCCGGCACTTCATCCGTGATGATGGCTCTGTGAATGAGGAAGAGTATGCAGACCTTTCTAAGGACTTTATCCATGTCAATGGCAATCTGGGTCAGGACAGCATCCTCCCTGTGCAGGGCAAGCCTCTGAACGATATCTATGTGCAGGTAATCAACAACAAGGTGGACGAACTGAAGGAGGTTACCGGCAACAGAGACATCTCCACAGGCGGTACTACCTCTGGTGTAACGGCGGCTTCTGCCATTGCTGCTATGCAGGAGGCAGGCTCCAAACTCTCCAGAGATAATAACAAGGCTTCCTACAGAGCGTTCCGTAAGGTTTGCCTGATGGTCATCGAGCTGATTCGTCAGTTCTATGACATTCCCAGATGCTTCCGCATTATGGGTGAGAACGGCGCAGCACGATTCGTGGAGTATTCCAACGCAGGCATCTCTCCCCAGTTCCAAGGTGTGGAGATGGGCGTGGATATGGGCTATCGTGTTCCTCTGTTTGACATTGAGATCACCGCGCAGAAGCAGAGTCCCTACTCCAAGATGAGTCAGAACGAGCTGGCGCTTCAGTTCTTCGGCACAGGCTTCTTCAATCCTCAGATGGCTGA